GACATCGCACAGTCCATCAACATGAAGGGCATCCCGACTTGGGTGCTGAAGGACTGCAAGACGGACAGCAAGGGGGTCTACAACCTGACCTCGCTGATTGCTCCCGTCACCGTCTGATGCTGTTCATGCCTCTCCCCCCGCAAGGGGGAGGGGCAGCATCATGGGCTACTATCAAGACCGCATATGCGGTCTTGATTATTTTTATGGACAGGAAGTTAATCAATTTCTTTAAAGAAATTGATAGTAGCCTCCAGCCTCCAGCTGGACTTGACAGATTAAAACCCTATGGTACAATCTTCTTGGCGCCCATAGGTTCTTCCCATTATGGGACGTAATTTTCTTTCACTTTGTTTCTTCCTTGCCACTTGACAGCCACCAACCTTGGGTTACAATACGCGCATGAACACCTCTCTCTCCATCTTCGCCAAGGCACTCGCATCCGAAAACCTCTCGTTCTCGTTCGACAAGAACGCTGAAACGGCATCGTTCGACACCAAGTCCCGCCACCTCATCCTGCCCGTGTGGAATGTGTCGGAGACTCTTCAGACCATGCTGATCGCCCACGAGATCGGCCACGCCCTGTGGACTCCCTACAAGGAGTCCGATGAACTGCTCAAGGCAGCAGAGGCAGAGGGGTTCCACATCCCGCTCCTTCAGCGGATCGCCAACACGGTTGAGGACGTTCGCATTGAGAAGTTGATGAAGGACAAGTACCCCGGTACGCGCCGCGACTTCTTCCTTGGCTACAAGGAGATCGTGGACACCGATATGTTCTCCTTCTCCAAGGTGAACTTCGCGGAGCAGACCCTCCTCAACAAGTTGAATATGCACTTCAAGTGGGGCGTTCCCGGCTTCATCGACGTTCCCTTGGATGCGGACGAGATGGGGATCGCGGACATCATCGACAACGTGGTCACGTTCCCGCAGGTCATTGCGGTCGCCAAGGCTCTCTACAAGCACCCCAAGATGCAGAAGGTCGTGCAGGAGTACGAGCAGCACTTGTCCGAAGGTGACATGGACGGCGCGGAAACCATGCTCAAGGAGATGACCACCGATGCCGATGGTGTCGGAACCAAGACGGGCGAGAAGTACGCTGCCTCCTCCATCTGCTTCACCGGGATGAAGAACGTCATGGACGGGATCATCGACAGCAAGACGGTCATCAAGGACTTTGAGACTTACCAGTACGGCAATCCCCCGCTCGTCATGGACGAGTACCGGAAGTTCGTCAAGGAGTCCGATGCGTTCGTGCGCCAGTTGGTCGCCCAGTTTGAACGCCGCAAGGCAGCGGACGAGATCCGCCGCGAACGTCCCAAGCAGACGGGTCTGCTGAACATGGACAAGTTGCACCAGTACCGCACCCACGATGACATCTTCATCAGCAAGATCATCAAGCAGGACGGCAAGAACCACGGCATCGTGTTCCTCCTTGACTTCAGCGGGTCGATGTCCCACAGCCTCAAGGACTGCTTCCTTCAGGTTCTCCAGTTGGTGTGGTTCTGTGAGAAGGCCAAGATCCCGTTCGAGGTGTTCGGCTTCACGGACATCGGTAGCCATGTGTTGGAGCGGTTGGGCAACAACTTGCCCTTCATGCCGGAGATGGCGCGTAAGTGTGCGACTGGGGCTTTGGTTGGCCCGTGCAAACTCATCACTCTCGCCTCCTCGCGGGACGATGCGTCCACCCGCGAAACCCTCCTCGCCTACCTCTACGAGTGCTTGGCGTTGGGAACCCGTAGCCGTCCCTCCCTCATTGGTTTGGGTGGCACTCCCACGGTTGAGGCGGTCGCCATTGCCTCCCAGTTCATGGTGGACTGGGTTCAGACCAACAACATTCAGATCCCGACCCTGATGGTCGTGACGGATGGTCAGCCCAATGGCGTGACGGTCAGCAGCGAGTGTGTCGGGACGGCTCCTGTCCTGCACTATTACCACAACGGTCAGGGTTCGCTCACCGTGATGAACGAGGTGCTTGGCACGGCGGAACGGCTCAACCTCGCGGACTACAGCAACGTCTGCATCGGCAACATGACTCTCGCCACCATGTTCCGCGCACTCCGCAAGTCCCTGAACGCCCGGTGCGTTGGAATGTTCGTGGGCGCGAACAACCTGACGGAGCGTGACTTCCACGCCTTCTGCCTGTCCAACAAGGAGCGCGATATGGTTTGGGCGCGTGGACACAAGTTCACGATGACCGACTCCCCCCGCTTCAAGGCGGCAAAGGAAGCCTACGCGGACGGTGCGATCATCGTTCACGGGGACACGTTCCCCGGATACGATTCGTTCTTCCTGATCCGCACCCCCAAGATCGTGGTCGATGCGGATGCCACGAACACTTCGGGCAACTTCACGAAGGTCAAGAACACCTTCATCAAGACGATGGGCAAGCGTTCGTGCAGTCGCGTGTTCCTCTCCCGGTACATCGACATCGTGGCGGGTCAGCCCGTGAAGGGGATGGTGGATGCCATCTACAACCACCCGGTGATGTAATACAAAAGAATTATTCATAGCCCCCCAGGACTGGAAGGAGAGAGCCAGTCCTGGGGGTTGCTTTGCATATATGGGGGCTACTATCAAAATTCCTTAAGGAATTTTGATTTATTTGCGTGGACGGGGTTATAATTTATTTGATAGTAGTCGGACGGTATCCCAGCTCGAGAAGGGCCGGCCAGAGTCTGGGCGTGCTCGAGAGGGCCCGCGGTGACTGGAAGGACTTCAAATAAATTATAATAATTTCGCTGGACTTGACAGCCTCAAACCATATGGTACAATAGCCTTGGTGCCCTAATTTATTCGGATAAACTTTCCTTAAGGAATTCTGGGCTGGACTATTCCTTGTGGTCTATTACTTGACAGCCCCCATATATGGGGGTATACTATGGGACTGTTCATGCGTCCGGTAACTCCCCAGTCCCTGTGTCTTATAATCGTGAGAGGGCGGACAGGGAGTTACCGGACGTTTATGGATCTCCGAGATTATCGGATGGATCCCTCAAATAATATTCAAAATTATTCAAATATTTCCGGACAGGATTCTGCTGGACCAGATCCAAGAATCCAAAGAGGGAACTACTATCAAAAATTTCAGTAATTTTTGAGGAGCCTAAGAGCTCTGAGCTAGGACAGGAACCAGAATCTCGGACGGGATATAAAATTATATTCCCCGATTCCCCCTATGGACGGGATTCAGATCTCTGGACGGTATTGACGCCGTATTACATTCAATTGTCAAAATAATTTAAAATATTGTCACTCATAGGTCTAATAGGCAGTTAGACGGACAGTATCTAGAGGGGGTTTTCTAAAAACAGCCTCTGAGTACAATATTTGTGTAAATTTTTGATTATTTACTTGCAGTAGCAGGATCGTTTATAGGCGCTTGGAGGCTTTTATGGTCTCTAGAGGCCTTTTATGGCTTCGGAGGGCTCTGAGGGGGCAATAAACACGATTAAAGGGGGTTATAAGAGTGCTCGCTTAATCAAATTTTCTCAAATATTCTTCAAACTTCTTTACCCCACGCACCCCCACTACGCCCCACCTTTACCCCCTTGTATATCCCTCTCTTTGTTCATTGACTTTCTTCATTTTATATTATTTATTTTAATTCTTTTAATCTTTTTACTATATCATTGAAAGGTAATTTAATATAATTTTCTTTATCTAAATTGTTCTGTACAGACTTATATTCTCTTTCAAGATAGGCATCTGTTAGTTTCTTATCTTTATGATCTCTTTCTTTTCTTTGTTGAAAGACTTTGTTCTTAGAAATATCAATATATACTTTCTCTTTAGCATCTACATCTACAATACGATGTGATCCTTCCCAATGATGACCAACTACAACGATTGGTTTATTCTTCTTCTTTGCCTTTAATACTTTTTCAGTATAAAGTCTTTTAAATTTTGATTCCCATTCAGGTGTAGATGTAGATTTGGGTTTTCCATATTTCTTTACTAATTCAGAAAATATCTCATCCAGATCAATTAAAGAAAAATTGTTTGAAGTTTGGGCTTTTTCTACTGCTGTGCTTTTTCCTGAAGCAAAATGTCCTGCTAAATGAAAATCAACAGAAAGATCCTGTTTGGATGATTCTGCTAAAAATTCTTTAAATTTCTTCATTGCTTGACCTTTTTATTGTGAAAACGTATCAACAACCATTTTACCTAATTGTTTATAAGTTTCTGGATTAAAAATATCAGAAACAGCCTTAATGCCATTATCAATCATTGCATTGTGTGCCTGTTGTAAAGTTGTAGGAGGAAATGCAGTTGGTATACTTCTATTTTCTTTTTCTCTTTTATGTACTGCTTTAAATCCTGCCTGATTGGCTACAGGTTCACCATCTTCGTCAACATCAAAGGCAAGACCCAAATCAGTACCGTATTGTTTTTCTGCTTTTATTCGTTCTTTATTTGGTGGAGTCATATACAATCCACCAATCAGTAAAGCTTGGTCCGCAGTTAAATTATTACCATCAAAATATTCTCTACCTAGTTGTGTACCAGTTGCAACTTTACCCCATGAAAGTTCTTCTGGGGTTGGTTCTTCTTTATTAGATTCTTCTAAAAATTGTTTAAATTTCTTCATTTGTTATCTTGTTGAATTTCTTTTGTTGATGAATATTTGTATGTCGGGTTAGCGTGTAATCTGTCACTAGCCGATTTTGCTTCTTTATCAAAAATGCCTTTTAATGCACCAGTAGCGTATTTGTAAATTGGTAATGCAGTATCCAAACCGTAGTCATCAGCCGTTCTTTCAAAAGTTCTAATTGCATTTCCTCTTTCAAGGGCAGAATCACGAATCCCCTCATCGCTGTATCTTTCGTTTTCCAAATCAGGATTTTGTACACTTCTTTCGTATGCAATCTGGTCTGCGTGTCTTGAGAGATCCTGATTGTCTTTTTTGGGATTGACTTGTTGTGGCATTCCCATGACATCACGTTCAAATGCCATTCTTCTTTTTGCTTCTTCTGTTGGGCTGGTGGTTGGTTTGTCTTCCATCAAATATTCTTTAAATTTCTTCATTGTTCTCTCCGTGTTGGGGATACTTTCTTTCCTGATGCTCCATGCATTCCTACTCTTGACTTCTCGGCCTTCTTGCTCTTCAATTCTTTTGATGACATCTCTGATCGTGTCTTGGGGGTTTTTTTGCTGACTCTTTTACTGGGTCTGCAATATTCATTCTTACCGCCTGCACCACAATCTTTGCCTGTCTTGGTGTCCTTCCAATCCTCTGCCTCCCAGCGTTTCAGGTTGGAACCTTCTTTGGTCTTGCGTACATCGCCCTTGCTCTTGCGGCACTTGGCGGCTGCTTGGGCTGCTCTTGCTGACCACTTGCCATATGAATTCATGGCTTTGCGGTAGCAGGCATCCTTCTCTTCGTTGAGATCATATGATTCCATCAAAAAATTTCTGAAACTTTTCATGTAACTATTTAGCCAGTTTGCTTGACTTACCCAGCCTTGGGGTGTATAGTGTTGGCATGAGAATCAAACCACCTACTACCGGACAGAAGATTGCAGATAGCATGAACAGCGAGGTCGAACAGTTGAAGGCAGAGATTGTCAGCCTCAAGGAAAAGGTCGCAGGAATGCGTAATGTTCTTTGGGAGTGGAACAACTCCTCCGGTGCTGTTTGGGAGTATTGGAAGTTGAAGCAGGTCGGAGAGAAGGCAGAGGACTATGCCCATCTCATGGATGAGTATGAGCCGGAGATGCCCTTGTTCGGTGACGAAGACAATTTTGCAGAAGGACAGTAATGAACACGAAAACCAAGAAATCAAAGATTGGTCGCTACCATGCCACCTTCAGCGGAGATGAATATATGTTCATTTCTTGGATGTACCGGGAGAGACCTGACTTCGACTACAAGTACGTTCGCAGCGATGATGCCTTCACCATTCTCTTTGACGGTGACGATGCCTTTGCCAATGAAATACTGGCCTTCATTCGTGAACAGGGATATTACACCCTCCTCAACAAGAACTGGAGATAACATGGCTGACATGATCCGAACCGTGCTGGTCGAACAGAAGATGATCTACGAAGCGCGCATTGCCGAACTCATCAAGGAGCGGGACGAGGCGAGGATGGAGATTTGCAGCGCGACCAATCATCCCGAACTGGAAGCAGAAGAGCGTGGATGGGATTGCTACAAGGAGAACAACAATGATTAAGACCAAGAAAGAAACCAAGTACCACTACTTCTTCCAGTACAACCGTGGAAACTATTTTCAAATTTCCCGTGGGTTGGAAAAGCGTTACAGCCGAATGTTCGTTGGCTCCGGTATGATGCTGGAAGGCAAGTCATTCGACCTGCACTTCTACTGCACCGCCAAGGAATACAAGCGCATAGTTGCTTGCGCTCGTCGTCGTTACGGCTATATTCGTAGCATCACTCGCATGACCAAGCAGGAATTCAACAAGGACTAACATGGCTACCAAGACCAAGACCAAGAGCCCCAAGCGCTTCTTCAAAGCAATGGAAAAACTTTCCATCGTCATTGAACAGATTGATCTTCTGCGTAATGATGTCATGGATGGAACCATCTCGCAAGTTGAGATTCAAGATATGTTGGACAAGATCTCGCATAACATCTATGTGGTTGAAGATGATTTCCTCAAGCACGAAACCGACTTTATCAATCATTCAGAAAAGAAATAAACATGGCTACCAAGAAAAAGAACACCAAGACCATCACCAAGACCCTCAGCCTATTTCCCGAACAGGGTGTGTTGGGCTTCCTTGTGGATGTTGCCGTCACCGTCATGTTCCTTGGGACGGCATTCATGATGATGATGCTGTGCGTTCAGTTGGCTGAGAAGATCACCATTACCTTTGGAAAGTAATACCAATGAGTGAAGATTGGCACAATCCTAATAGACCAAAATTAAAAAACATCAAGGACGAGGATGTTGCATACGAACTGCGTGAACTTTCAAAGTATACCAGTCTCACTCCAGAAATTATCAATATAATTTGCCACGGTTACGCTAGGATCTGTCAGTTGGAACGCGAGCGTGACGAGGCGAGGCGGGAGATATGTGAAGGTGCCGTGATTGACGGCCATGGGCCATCTGTAAACGCAAAGCAATGGGCGCAAGAGCGCGGCTGGGACTGCTACAAGGAGGACTGCAAGTGAGCGACAAACACAAAATGACCCAAGAGCGTTGGAACTACCTCATGCAGCCTTTTGATGGCGATGAGAGCGTCATGCTGACCGCACAGGAACTTGACGATGGATGGCATTGGTGCGATGAGTGGGACGGACTTCTCATTCACTCTGATGACCGTGAGTTTGATCATTGCAAGTGTGACTTCATGAAGAAGTTCCGTACACCGGAGCGAATGGAGAAGATGAAGCAGCAACAGGCTTTGGACGATATGGCAGACATAGACAACGCATTGGGATTCTTTGGACCCGATGACAACAATGAAATGGATGGGATCCAATGAGCGTATCTTTGATTTACGGACAGGGCAATCTTTATGTTCCTGCTCCGGGAATGGGATTGCTTGTGGCAATGGCTTCTGTAGTTTCATTGTCTAGACGCCGATAAATAATATAAATGCATTACAAGACTGTCTTTCTTTCAGACTTTCATTTGGCTTCCAAGAAAGCAAAGACAAAACCTCTTATTGCATTTCTAAAGAATAATGAATTTGATAATATCTTCCTTGTGGGAGATATTATCGATATATGGAGATTCAAACAGGCATTCTCAATGAATGCTGAGAAACAAAATCACCATATGGAAGTAATCGAAAGATTGCTTAAACTTTCTCGCAAGGGAACAAAGATTCATTACATCTATGGAAACCATGATGAGTTTATGGCAAAGTTTTCAGGCCATCATATCTTTGGCAATATCAGTTTGAGTGAACGAGAAGAATACACCACTTCTTCAGGAAAGAAGTTTCTCATTCTTCATGGTCACCAGTTTGACTTCCTCACAAAGTTTCCTGTAAGTTCTTATATCTACAAACTGGGTGATTATGGATATGAGTTAATATTGGAAATTAATGATTGGTTCAATTGGTGTAGAAGAATTATGGGAATGAGATACTGGTCTATCTCCAAGTATGTAAAGATTAAAGTAAAGAGAGCAGCACAGTTCATCGAAAGCTTTGAAAGCGTTGTTATCAAATACGCCAAGGAAAAGAAATATGATGGAGTTGTCTGCGGGCATTTACATGAACCAAAGTTGTATACTGTAAATAATATTACATATGCCAACTGTGGCTGCTGGACAGAGAAAGACAACTGCACATTTCTTTATGAAGATTCAGACGGATCTTTGAAACTGGACACTTATGCTATCCATTGATCTTTTCATTGAAGAATTTAAAAGAGTGTCTGTACTTACTCTTTGTTTCATGATTATATTTCCTTTGATGATCTTTGGAATGATTGAAGGAATGATAAAGTATCTTCTTACAAAGAAAAAGAAGACTGGATGTGAAGTCTAATGGTAGAACATACCGTACCATTTTGGTGGTTTGCTGGGGCTACGTTTCTACCAGTGATTGCTTTGGGAATAGCAGAAGTTTTAATTTACTTAAAAGAAACATACAAACAAAAGTATTAATTATACTTGACTGTTCATCATACTGTGGTATATTAAACATATGAAAACCGTTATCAACAAACTGACTGTTCCTCTCACTCTTCTTGCCATGATCAATCTAATTGGTATGGCATACCATTACAACTACGAAGGTGCATTGATCGGAAGCATCATCGGTATGATGGTCGCTTTCCTTGCTAACGAAATTCGCGCAAAGTTTGACTAATACAATGGTCCTGTCGTCTAGTCTGGTCAAGGACGCGGCCCTTTCAAGGCCACAACACGGGTTCGAATCCCGTCAGGATCACTAAACCTATGAAAGACATTGAACTACGTTTGAGAAACATGGCCAATAAGTGGCACGATGCAAACCGAGAAGTATTTGAAGTTTGCAGAGATGCCGCAGAAGAAATTCGTGTACTCCGTGTGCAGCGTAATTGTGCATTGGAGACTAAGGAATCTATAATCACCGCCTATAACTATGGAACTGGTTGGGGGAAAGGAAAAGACGAATGAACCCTATTGAACTAAAAGAGTACGCAGATCCAATCGACAAACTTATTAAAGACTATCCTTCTGTGTTTAAGGGCATGGTTGATTCTTCACCATACAGTCTTCCAAGTGGTTGGTATCTGCTCGTTGATAAACTGTGCTCCGATCTTTCTGTTCTTCTTGATGAAGAGCTAAAGAATACGAAGGAAGATCCTGAACAGCCTTTGTTCATGCTTCTTCAGATCAAGGAAAAGTTTGGTGGTCTTCGATTCTATTACATGATGAATACAAAGAATGACGAACTATATCATAAAGTTCAGAAGCTAATTGACATTGCTGAAGATACTTCATATACTATTTGTGAAATCACTGGAAAGCCCGGAGAATTTTGCAAGTCTGGAAGTCAGTATCATACCTTCTGCGAAGAAGTTCGTATTAAGAATGGCTATGAGGTATTGGATAATGGAAACCCGTAAAATGCTGTTATTTGCAATAACAATTACATTGGTGATCATCTGTTACGGAGCATTTTCTGTAATAAGTTATGATACTTATTTTGACACCAGACCTGTAATGGCATATGGTATTTCAATAGTCGCCGCCTTGGTTGCAACTGTAATGTGGTTGTATCTTATTCGAACATATGATGAAAAGACAGATATTTTTGTCGTTAATGTAATCTGGGATGTAGTTGTAAGTCTAATCACTATCTTGGTTCCTCTTTTCATGTATAATGTCAAAATGGATATGAAGACTCTGATTGGTGCAATTCTTGCTATTGTTGGTGTTCTTATTACCAAGCTTTGATTATGGAAACTCGTAATATTATTGACCATTACCATTATTGGAACGACGATGCAATCAGGGCTGATCTTGATACTAAGCGACATAACTTCAGTGTTGTGTGTTGCAATATTGGCAATGACTTTAATATCGCCACGGTCATTCGAAATGCTAATGCGTTTCTTGCGAAAGAAGTAGTAATCTATGGGCATAAAAAATATGATCGTCGTGGTACTGTTGGTACTCACCATTATACCAATTTTCATCATGTACGAACTATTGATGATCTTGGATCTTATTTTGAATCCAAGCAAGAATCAGGACCAGTCAGACTAATTGGAATAGACAATATTCCTGAAGCCAAGGATGTAAATGCATTTGACTTTGATCCAACTGTGCATTATATTATGATCTTTGGGCAGGAACAGATTGGTGTTCCTACGGATGTGCTAAGTATGTGTGATGATGTCTTGTATATCCCTCAGTATGGATCTGTAAGAAGCATTAATGTTGGTTGCGCAAGTTCAATTATTATGAATAATTATTGCGCTAAAATACACTCCTCGGTAGTGTAACGGTAGCACCAGAGACTTTGGATCTCTTTGTATAGGTTCGAATCCTATCTGAGGAATTATGACTGAAAAAATTATAGTATTGTCTATATGTGTTCTTGCATCCATTCCCGGATTTTGGTTAATCGGTTATGGCATCTGGTGCATGATTAGTGATTCAAGAAAGAAATAACATGAGTAATATGAAACCCGTTGGTAAATGGATTGTTGCAAAGCCTCTAGTCGGTGGTCAAAAGACATCCGAAGCAGGTATTATCTATACCGAAAGATCTAAATCTAAGATCATCCCAGCAGAAGTTATTTCTATTGGAAATAAACTAACCGAGGATATCAAGGTTGGCGATAAGATCTGGTGGGATGTCAGCAAGATCAAAGATGGCCACGAAGGAAACCATGTGGTTCATCAAGATTGGGTTGAAATGGTAGAACGAGGTTAAAGACTTAAGTTTTGATCTTGCTTTGTCTTGATGTATTCGTTCATCTTATCAAGGTATCCAAGATTTCTAAGTTCTTTGAAGATAAGATTGCCGTGTGAGAACTCACCGTATTTTTTAATATCACGGGAACGCATATCCTTAAACTTGTCTTTTAGTCTTTGGAATGATTCTTGTTCTGCATTGGAAGCAATTAAAGAATCAATTTTTTCAATGTATTCTTGAACCTTCTTGAATATATTTGGATTATCAAGATTTATTTCTTGGTTGACTGGTTCTGCAATCCAATTGTTATCTGTGAGACTGAAGACTCCCTGATCTTTGGCAAAGCCATCATTCATGTCTTGGGCATAAATTTCTACGTCATTGCCATGAATTTTTATATCATGGGTCAATGACCACAATTGTTTCTTGTCTTTTAGATAATCATCTATGAAGTCCGGGCAATTGGGAATCTCATCTACATCAACAAGTATATGCAGATCGATATCGGAATGGGATGTATAGTTGTAGTTGGCATTGCCACCAACTAAAATCATATTCTTTACTGCTTCTGCTGGAATGTTGGCCCAAGCAATCCAAGTTTTGCCAATTTCAATTAATTTATTTCTGACATCATCTTTTAATTCAAAACCATCCCAGAGCAATGGATTTAAATCTTGGTGATATTGCAAAGTAGATTTTAATTCTTCTTTTAAGAAATCAGAGAATCTGAATATTTTAGATTCATTTCTTTCGTGCTTTGATATTTCAATGGCCTGTAGTTGTGCAACTGCCTTCTTCTTGGAAGAATGCTTTCCCAGTACTTTCTTTCCTGTGGAATCTAAAACATAGAATTTGTCGCCTACCGCCTTGATCATACAATTATTTATGGAAAGAAAAACCCCTTCTGCGCAGAGATTAGAAGGGGTCGAAAGACCTTGCGATCTTTACAGGGGATTATCTGTCTTTACGGCTTGATCTTCCAAGATCATAATCTGTTGGTGGAAGACTCTTTGGGCCCATATACAATCCACGTTCAGCAAAAGTATCTGATGGTTCAGATTTTACTCCTCTTTGAGAAAAGAATCCCGCTCCGAATTCTGAAGCACGTTTTGCTTCGGCTGCAGCAAGCTTTGCTTTAAATTGTGGGTGTTCACGGATTCTTTCTTCCATACCTAAAATTTCACCCATTGCTTTTCTTCCCGAACTGCTAGCACTCCATCTATATTCTGGATCACTCAATTGATGATTAAGATCATCAAAATCAGCTCTCATTTTTTCCAAAACAGTTTCCAGCGCTGTTAATTCATCTGGTTCTGTAGCGACTTTTTCACCACCTGTATCATCTGCATCATTATACTGACCAACGATGCCATTTTCATTGAGTTTTGAAACTCTTGGAAATCCACCATAGTTAAAAAACTTAGATCCTACGTTGCGACCTTCATTTAATAATTTAGCTTTAGTAGGATCTACAAACATCAATATTCTCCAGCAATTGTCTTTGTGTACATACCACCAGCTTGTGGGGCTAATTGACCTTCAATTTGCTTCAAACGAGCTTTGATGGCTTGAGCTTTTTCTGGTTGAATGTTTTTTTGATTTAACATTCCGTTGAGGTATTCGTGCTCTGCAGCCAGTTCTTCGGTGGCTTCCTTCAAATCCTTCTTGTGCTTGGAATACTTCTTAAGTTTCATTGCAAGGTTGGCTCGGTCGCCCTTTTTGCCTTTACCTTTAGCAGCCTTTTCCAATTCCTTTTCTGGCATCTTTTTGCCAGCCTTGGTCTTGTTGTCCTTCATATGGGTGCTTTCGGAAAGTTCCAAAAATTCATTATATAGATCTTCGAATAGAGTAGCAATGATATCATCGCAAATTTCAAGTTCTTCGCTTAGGTCTTCGATGCGTTGAACTAGTTGGTTTAGGTGATTAATAGTTGGATCCATAAGATTTCCTTGTTTAAATATTTATAAAATTGTTAAGTTAAGAAGGTTCCGTTATATACAAATCTTTCAAAGTTCAAAATATTGCTTCCATAGGTAGAACCAAATAGCAACTCCAGTTTTGAAATATTTGTCAAATCAATATTTGAATTTTGTGTTTTAAAGTCTTGTAAAGTAAAAATTAGATGTGTTCCGGGTATGAATCCAGCCATCTGTGATAGAGCACCACTATAATAATTAAATCCTTTATTAGAATTTGGAATACCTAGATTTCTTTGTTTGCTTGAAATTGTAGCTGTTGCTCCAACATTGTCGGTCAAATATATACTGCAGTGATTATAACTGCTTTCTGATACACATCCCGTAGTTCCAGCAATAGGAATTTCTGTTACTAATCCCATTACTACGTTAATATTTTTTGCAGTACCGGATCTTGTAAGATCTAAAGGAGATCCATAGGAATAAGTAAATCCTTTGGTTGTATTGGTGTAATGTGTGAATACTACATTTCCATTATTGTAATATGAATTATCATATTCAACAAATGCAGTAATACCAGCACCAGCATATTTTGCATTTAAAAGTGCTGTAAAATCATTTATACCATCTACTTTATAAGTTTCTTTTATAAAATCATAGGTCATACCGGTTGTATATGCTAAGGTATTTCCAAGAAGATCTATATTATAAAGAATATCAGTTGATTTGTATTTAAATTGAAAAGCCGAAGTTGCTTCTGTACTTTGTTCAAATGTTGATTTTAAATCATTATTAGTAAGAGATAGCACATTTTTAATTTTGTTCTTAAATATGATACTAATAAATTTTAATATATTTTGGGATATCCAATAAAAATTTGGAGTCATGCTATTCTTAATATATCCTGTGCCAGTCAAATAAAACCCTTGTAAGCTAGATGATGGGGCAGTGGTTGTTTGAGGTAAATTCAAATATGTTTGTTCTGCAGTTATTGGGAATCCCATTTCATCATGTCTTGAATGTCTTACAAAAATATTTCCTCTAAAAGAATCTGTCCCATTATACAATTCTTTTGCATTTAAAAATACTCGTGGATCTGCACTATTTACTTCTTGGCCATTTGAAGTACTTATCGTAATGCTGGGCATATTAACTGCACCAGTAAATCCTGCATCAAATGAAGAAGCCCTGCGATCTTCCAGTAATACGCAACAAATAATATCGCTAAATGTTAAACCAGATACAGATGGTGTTATACTATTCCTTTGGATATCAACAGCCGCACAATTTACATTGTCTCCTCCAAAGCTTTGTCCTGCCAATATTAATTTTGTTAAATCTAGTTTACCGTTAAAATATCCACTTTTGATTTTAGTAATTTGCTCTTTTAATTGTTTTAAAATGCAAAATATTCTGTAAGAAGGGTTTGCGGTTTGTGATGGTTGAGATGTCAAACTTAATACAAAATAACCGTATGATGCTAATAAACTTGCATACGCATCATATTGTTGTGCTTGATGTCCTATGCCGTGGCAAAACAAAACAACAGGAACAGAAGACAACGAAGTAATATTTTTTGGATAAAACGCTCTATGTGTTTCAGAGCCAGCAATACCAAAATTGCTTGTATATATTGAAAGCAGTTCACTTTCAGAAAAATCTGAAGGGTTTAACAGATCAAGATATTCAAATTTAACTCCATATGGCCCCGAAGAAGACGTGTCGAGAACTAATTTAAAATCTTGAACTAAATCACCATTTTGAATAGAGGTTGTGGTGACTGGAGAACTTGTAAGAGTTAATCTAAAAATAATTTTGTATTCTCTGCAAAGCTGGTAAACTTCAGCCTGTGTAAATGAATCACAAAGATCACTATGCTTTAGACTTTGAAATACTGTAGATAGCGCAGCAGATACTATGGGTTGGGCTGAACCAGAAACATTTGCGCTTGAAAGATTTATTAAAGTGTTTGAAACTATTCCGGTAAAATTATTACTGCCGTCTATACCAGTACACAAAAATACTTGTAATGAATATAAATTACTATTAATATTTGCTGCAGATATGGTAGCAAGACCAAAAGAGGTTCTGAATGTGTTGATAACATTAAGATTTGTAGAATAATAAATTGAATTGTTGCAAGGAATTGTATCGTTATTTGTATAACTCAATTCATTTGTTGAATTGTCAATTACATTCTGAATAGCGGTAGCCGTTAATGTTGAAATGTATGCCATAATTATTAGGTAATTGTTTTCGCAAGATCTAAACTATTGGTTGATGAATTGAATCTGTAAATTTTATTACCGCTCGTAAACCATGAAGAGCCACCAGAATCATAACTAAAATTATAAGATCCTAGAGCGGTATTCAAAATCGTCTGAAATATTAATGGTTTATATGTTATCGAAGTTCTTATAAAGAATACTAAAGTTTTTGTATCAAAACATAAAAACAAAAATGATGGAGACGCATAAACTTTTTGCAACGTGCCATTAACTATTCCATCTACATCATTGCGATAAGCAAAGTCTGCCAATGGGCAGTTTGCGGGATTTGCCAGATATGGTTTGGATGCAACACAGCCTAATTGGGTTTGTTGATCAGATGTCATACTTGCTCTAGTAAAAAATGTATTTTCAAGAGCCGTAAGATCATCCCCCTGATAGATTATCTTAACAAGACCAGCAGTCAAATATGAAGGATTTGCAGTTGCTCCAGCATTTTTATTTGCTAAAGTAAAATCTTCATAATGAAAAGTATTTAAACCTTCTGTTGTAGTATTTGGAGATCTATAGATTCTTATATTTTTTATTGAAGATTGTGTTAATACTTGTGATACATGATAAGTGTCGGTATCATTTATTGCAATTTTTGTTAAAAGAGTTTCTTCTTCTATTACTGGTGTCAAATATGTTGAGGAAGAAGAGCTAGATGTTAATTCCAAATTACCTCTAATAAATGTTTTTTCTGCATATGTGCCAACTATATTTTGATTAAAATATGTAACGCCATTGGAATAAGAAAGATTGTATGATGATGATTTAAATCCTACTATTGGAGCTGGGGCAGTTGGCAAATAGTATGATTTATCTTTATAATAAGTTGCCCCACTTTGTCTTACTATACTAAACTGTTTAACTGAAGGCAACGATAGCATCTGGAAAGTAAGTCCAGATTGTGCATCTGTAGCCAAAGCCGGACTGAGAGATGGGCCAGTACCATATACTATTTTTGTTTGTACTATTTGAGGTGTAAGTGATGACAGGGCTGGGTATTTTGTTAATGACAAATAGCGGGGAGAGTCGTAATTATACGAAGAAGTGCGATATGTAATTTGATTTTGTTTATTTGCAATAGAAGCTTGTGCAAAATTATAACCTTTGCAAGCAAGATCAGATACACCATATACACCGGTATCAACATAATTGTCTATGGCAGAGTGTACAGTTGCAGCTAAACTCAAATCGTTTAGTCTTTCTAAACCTTTCTTTCTCATCAATGCATAAGCGTTATTTGAGTGAACTAATTTAAATTTTGGTGTGGCCGCAGAATCATAATTTCTTTCATAATAATATACACGAGTAGATGCGTCAATACTTGAAACTCTGGTATCATATGTGCTGGAAGATTTATACAGTTCAGTGCTGCTTACTGCCATTCCATAAAAATCTTGATCTACTGATATTACAGAACCAAAATTAGGTTGATCTTCTGTAATAGTCTGCAATAAAGTATCACTCGTTACATTGAATAGATAAACAGTTTTGTTAGAAGGGCATGATACGATTGCATAAGTTCCATCATTTGAAATGAATAGTTTTCTATAAGTTTCAGATGAAAATGTAGTATTTCCTAAACTTAAGGTATTGAGTTGTGTTAGCGTGACATTTAAAGGTGATGTTGTATATACAGCAGAGTAAACGGTAACATTATTGGCAGAAGAATCGTAATACGCCAACTTAGTAGCATCATCGGAGAAATACGATTCTTGTATTATTTGACTGGATTGACTTGCTGCACCACCACTTGTTGTTTCATAATCAAAACTTTCTAATTTAAAAAATTCATCAAAAGATGCATGTGTTACACCAAAACTATTCATCCACAGATTTTGGACTGGATTATAATAAAAGATGCCAAACGGAGTTCTTTTTTCAATCCATTCGTCTTTATTGGATCTAGACGAAGGCTTGGTACCCATGCTATTCAATTCTAATATGGTTTCAGATATTACCGATGATGTTTGACGGCTATTTTGGTTGCTATAGTATTCTTCTAATCTTTGTTTTCTTAATGCCTTCTTGGATTCAACAATTTGTTTTTGTTTTTCAGATTTTTCTATTTCTTTGTTGAACTTATTAAAAGCATATTTGTCTTCAGTCTTACTAGACTTTAAAAAGATTTTAGAAAGTGCATAATCAACTATTTCTTTTTTGCTTTCATCCAATGGTATAATTTTGCTTTGATTTAAAGAATTATAATATTGCTCCAAGCGAGCTTTTCTTTGCAATTCTTTTTGTTTTTGAGGATCTACAGAAGAGTTACCTAAAAACTTTTTAATGAAATCTTCATTTGGATGTGGCATAAAAATATTTATATATTAGTTGACTGCGCTATATAAGAGAGTATAATTGAAAACCATGAATACTAATGACATTGAAACTTTGTTTTATGAATATGGCGAAACCATGAAACACATTGGAAGATGTGAAACCAATGAAAAAATGGGCATGAAGGAATACAATAAACTAATTTCTGAAAAAGAAAAGATTATTGCTAAATTTAATGATTGCCTTGCCATTAAACCAAATAAAAAATTGGCCAATGTCTTAGGAGTAATATGAATCACTGAAAGTTTTCTTGATAATATCATCAACATGTTCAGGAGAATATCCTTTCAATTTTTCCATTATTTGCTTTCTTACCTCTTGCTTCCACTTTGCAAGGCCTGCTTGTGATGCATCTTCAATGCCCACAGTTTTAGTGGGGTTATATTTTTGCTCTACGTTATAAAGATTTCCCATAAAAGTATTTATCTATGCCAAGAATCAAAAAAACATCATCTCAACCAAAAAGAAAACCAAAGAAACCTATAAAAATTGTAAAACCAGTTTACCCTGATTATTTGCAAAATTTTATAAACCGTGTTGAAACCGAAACAGTATATACTGTAAAGGTTGATCGGTATGCTGAAAATAATTCTTATCACATTGGAGTAAATAAAAAAATTAGAAATGTTCAGAGATGTATATGGGCTGCTAATTTTGTTGATACTCCAGAACAGTTAGAAAATTTTTGGATTTCCGAAGCATTCAAGGCTGAGAAAAAACTCTAAATATTTGTAACATGTACGACAAATACTTCGAATACAATCCATTTGCGTCTAATACTAAACTTCCAAAGCATAAAGGTATTTTAATTTTAGGTGGAACCGCAGGAAGTTCATCCGCTTTCAATGTTGATTTTTATTCTGATGCTGGGTTTGGAATTACATTCCGTGCTCCAGTTACAGTAAATACTTCCCCATATATTCTTCCATTTCAAATTTGGGGATTGCCTTCTGGTTTTGCTGGTGGGCTTACTGGTGGATATATCAACTAAATGTCAAAAGAAATCCGCTGCTTGATCACTAATAGGATCTTGCGGCCCGGAGAATGGTTTTGGTTCTCTTGGGAAATGGATGCGCCGATATCCGCACAAGGTATTGCAGAAATAGAAATTCGTCGCCATACTGGCGACGAATTTGCTAAATTGGTATGGGAAGAATGGGAATGGTCTAGAGAGATCGGTTACCCTGATCTTTAACCATTAACCATTCTGTTAATGATATCGCTTACAGATTCAGATAAACGCTTGCCTTTTTTCTGTGCCAAGGCAATTTGTGCTGCTCTGCCACGGAGTACTCCAGACTCTGGGGATGCGGTTTGAACAACTGGTTCGGAGGCAGCTGGAGTGCTTCCGAGATTCATTGAAGCTTGCCATGCACTTCTTCCGGCAGCTTTCATTTCATCTCTAGAACCACCTTTTCTTGCAACTTCGAGAGCAGCTTGACGGTAAGCTCTTTCATGCGCAGTTGGCTCTGACTTCATGCTTCTTTGTGGTAAAGCAGCATTGGCTCGACGGGTAATTTCATTTGGGCTCATACCTGCATATTGGCCATCCATAGAATTATCAGAAGCATCTAGTGCAACGTCACCAGCATCTCCAACGATACCATTATTGTCTAGATCTACTTGGGTTGGTTTGGAATCACGGGCAGCTAGTTCAACGTCTCCAGCTACTCCAGCTTCAGTTTCCAATCTTGCTTGTGCTCCGATTGGACTTTTAAATCCAGTTGAATAAGAAGGTTTAGCAAAAATTTCAGCAGCGGTTTCTGCTGATCTGGCGCGATTGCGAGCAGCATTTACACCAGCATCTTCAGCACTGGCAGTTCTATGTGGTACTGAAGCCTCTTTTTCTCTACGAATTTGAGCAATTATAGCCAATTGCTCTGGAGTTATTTGAGCTCCGGGACCACCTTTTTCATCTCCTAAGTCTTCAAATTCTTCGCCACCAAAACCTAGACCACCTTGGTTAGCAATTTCGCGTCCAAGATTAGCAAGATTTCTAACATTTGTTTGACCACCCAATCTTAGTGGTCTTGGATTACCTTCATTCGATTTCTTCAACATACCGCCAATAGATGCGGCAATGTCACCGGCATGCTCTTCGGTACCCAAACCAACAACTCCTGCGCTTGGATTACCTTTAATTCTGGTACCACCTTGTTTTAGACCAGATTCACCAGAAATGGTTGGATTATATTGGGCCTCATATAGCAGTTTTGCATGATTATGCTGCACTTGCTTGCTGGCTTGATTTAACGAATGAATCCAGTGGTAATATCCTTGATTGTTCTTCATGAAAATATTTATACTTGACAAGCGCTCTACATGATATATACTAGGGGCATGGATTACGGATCACATGGTGCTGGAAAAGGAAGTTCTCCAAGACCTGTAAATTTAGAACAGTATGGTAAAAATTTTGATGCAATCTTCAAGAAAAAGAAGAAATCAAAAAAGGTTAAGAAGTAAATTTTTGCGAATGTAACTCAGTGGTAGAGTCTCGGTTTTCCAAACCGATGGTCGTGGGTTCAAATCCCATCGTTCGCTTTTGACAATTGAAGACTATAAAACTGTATGGGGATAACTGATACCCTAGCAGTAATCAGAGGTGGGGCGCGGGATACCTCAGAAGAACGCGCAGGGCTAGTACTATACTTCCCAGACCTTGATCAGGGCTGGAAAAAGGATTCAATGCCCGACTTTAGCGAGTTTACTCAAGCGGTCAACGAGGGCAGACTGTAAATCTGCTGGCTTATGTCTACGAAGGTTCGAATCCTTCAGCTCGCATTTGGATATACAACAAATATGAAAAATAATTTATACATCACAATGTCATGGGAACTTCAAGCAATAGACAAAATTTGTGAAGAAATACGAACAAAAAAATTTATAAATGAAAAAACTGCAATATTGCAGTTAAGTTATGAATATTCTGGAATATTAGCACAATTATTGTCACACAAATTGTCTACAAAAAATGAACCAATTGATATTGAACCAGTAAATATTCCTTATAAATCAGAATTTGAAGCCATCATTCATCCAAATCAAATTGATCCATATGAAAGATTAATTGTGGTTGATAGTGGATGTCTATCTGGTAATAACTTTCAAAAAATAAAAAATAAACTTTTGGACTATGGATTTTCTGAAGATAAACTATTATTTTGTTGTGTAGCGTGTAGTACCACTTCTGTTTTTAAACCTGATATTTGTCCAATTTATTTTGATGGTAAAAATGACATGGTTCATTTTTGGTGGGAAACAAAAACTAATAGATTTGACTAAATAATCTTAGGTATTGTTGATATTGGATTGAAATGCGTACAACACGGGGGTTCGAATCCCCCCGACTCCATTAGCCTAAGTCAGAGAATCTGCAATCCTCTGAAAACGGCGAATCAAGTCCTCGTAGCAGCGGGGCATTTCCCGAAGTCCTAGGCTTCGGGTCACGGGGTCGAAAGGAATCGATTGGCGCAGAGTAATGAAAAAGGAGATACCCGACACGGGTAACAAGTGTCGTAAATAAACAGTTGCAAAAATGATTGCCAATTATATGGCAGTGGCTGCTTAAAGCAGTGGGGTTTGGTCTCCCGCATCTGAATCGACCCAAAACCCCCCTCAAAAGGGGTTTTGTTATTTGACTGACCATAAATAAAGAGTATACTATTCATATGCCTAATTCTAAACAACGTATAACTGCTAGGGCGCACAGAAAGCGCAAAACCCGTCTTCGTAATAACCGTCACAAGAGCCTCATGGAGGCTAAAGTTGGTACTCTTCGTGTGCTTGACGCGATTGGCCAACTACCTATTTCAGTCAAGCAAGTGAGATTGCCTAATGGCTAAGACCGCTACAGAAATGACTCTTGCCGATGTTCGCAAGAAGTATGATTCTATCGATTGCTTCTTCACCTATTATGATGGTGAGAAGGCTGCATTTGATTTTTATGGTACTGATGCAACTGGTGCCGAAGTTCGTATTTCCCTTGGTGGATGTCCTGCTTGGATCAAGCACATGGCATTCGGTCCTAAGGATCCACTAAATATCAGTGACGCAATGAGCCGTCATGTTCGATATGTCTCCGTTACAGACAACCGGGGCAAATTGGTTTATGAACAAATTTTTGACACTAACTGAGGAAAGATATGAATAATTCAGATTTTAATGATTTCAAGAACTGGCAGAATGGCGATGATGATGCCAACAATCCAAACAATAACCCTAATGGGTTCTTCTTCTATGGCAACATGGGGCCAGAGTTTCGTAAGATGTGGAACGATATCAATAATGGCCAAGACTTCACTGAGAGCATGAAGGAGTACTTGAACATTGATGACATCATGAAGGATTACATCAATAAGGTTGATAATATTAGAAACAATCCTCCCAAGAATCAACCTAATCCAATGCACAATCGCAGACCGGTAAGAAATAAGCAACAGCCACAGAAGCAAGTAACTACTTTTACCCGTGAAGATTATGAAAAGCTTATTGAAATTCGCGGATATCTCAATATTACAGAACAACGTGCTCACGTAAAGGCCCTAGACAAATTGCTTAGCCAAATTGTTATGGTACCAATTAATCCAAAGGATAAGCCATGAGCTCATACATTCCCGGTTCCGCATACCAAAAAGGATTTGATGCTAGGATGTCTGGTGGCAACAAAGCATCAAACGTTTTTGAATCAAATTCTGTTTATTGGCAAGAATGGGAAACTGGTTGGGATGATGCCCATACTAAAATCATCAATGAAGCCAGAGCAAATTCTGGTTGCACAAAACCAAAGTGTTGTAAGAATTTTATTCAAGATTGAGAAAACCCCCGAAAGGGGGTTTTTTATTCTGCTCTATCTTCAAACAATTTCAATTCTTCAGCATTCAATCCAAATTGTTCATAGAAACTCTTGGAAGCATAGTTAACCCAGTACAGATCTTGTGCACCGCTATCAGGATTGACCATTCTAATCGCCATCTTTCCTTTTGGATTACGGCGCTGATATCTTTGTAGATATGTTTTTGTTTCGCTATCTGGAACGTGCTTCCATGCTTTTGCTGATTTAAAATCTTCAAATTCTTTTGGACAAACGTCAAACATTTCACAATTGTCCAAACCACCCGGAATCACTGGTTGTTTTCTTTTCGTTGTTCCCATTACAGGATCGAAACCAGAGACAGCACCAGTATTGTATCCGGTAGAGGTTCCTGCAGTAGCCATTCCACCAGATGCCATGTCTTCACATAATTCAAAATAACTCAGGGTTGGATCGATATTGAGTGCAATGTATCCTTCAAGAGAGCCAACGAATTCTGAACGGCTGACACCATATTCTTCGAATGCTTCGCTGAATATCTGTAAGGTGCTCATGTAATTACCAAGTCTTGCCTTGGTCATGCCGACAGGCAGTTCATCAAAGATTTTCTTTAACTTAATTATTAAATATTCAAAAGAATCAATGCTGCTTTCAGGCTTTATGATATTACCACGTTCATCAATTGCACCAGCCTTGTAAGCCTGCAGTGATGTATAAGGAGCACTTATAGCTTCTGAAAACTTGTAGGTGTAAAATGCGGGAACGTAGTTGCTGATATTCATTATATAATATTTATTGTTCTGTAAAGCTAAGTTTTCTATCAACTCTTGGATCAGTGTTTACTTCTGAATATTTTACTTCTGGAAGTTCTTTGATATTAAAATTTAAAAATACAGTAAATGATTTTAAATATGAATGCAGTCTTGGTTCAACCTTATAAAATAAAATTCTTGCAGAATTTTCTTCTCCAAAGACATTGCTTAAAATAATAATGTGATTTATTATAAGCCGTTCTCGGATTGATTTTAATGTCTTGTGCTTGTGTATCTTTTGCAGTAATCTCTTGACGTATTTGATACGCTTCAAGTCATCTAAAAATTCAACTTTGCCGGAACATTCTCTATTAAAATAACAAGACTGACAGAATTCTAAAAATATTTCTTCTGTCAGTGGCTTGTTTTTTTCCATTATATTACATTCAGTGCTGGCAACCACAGTCATTTGACATCGAATCTGCATTATTGTAAGATGAATCTCCGATTGGAACAATTACCAAAACCATCTTACGAAGATGATTTGGCTGCTTTTCTACACTAATGCTTAATCCCAAAGATGTTCCAAGTTTTTCCTTAATACCATCTCCCTGTGCGAATCCTTTTACATTTACATCATCATAGGGATTCTGTCCATAGACACCGAGCTGAGGACTACCATATTGTACGAGTTCGACCATTGTCAGGCCATCTGAAAGCTTTTGTTTTGGCATCTTGAAGTCAAGACCAACCATACTGAGCTTTTGTTTGACGACAGCAAGAACACTGTCTGGATCAATGTAATCTCTAGAAGAGAAGGTGTGCAACATTGCATTAATAGCATCAATCTGGCGAGGAAGTTGGAGATTGAAAGTACCAGTGTTGGTCAAAGGAGATTGACCATTCTTGCCTTGTGGATCTCCGATATACAAACCACCTCCGATGGTGTGCTCGCCGGCATTTTCTACAATATTGGTGATTTTGTTGATGAGTGTTTTAAATTTCATGGCTGTCCTTTATTTAGTTCTCTTTTGTATTAACCCGAATAGATCTGGGTTGTATGATTCCGATAAAGAATGTAAAGTATGATTGGAAAGATCATTTTTGATCTGTTTCGTGTCAACGGAAACTTCTTTAGATTCTTTTAACATGGAAGTAACTGATTTGCTGCTCCATGTCTTGCAAGCCCAGTACCGAGCTTTCCAACGTGGTCCCGGATTATCGCAATTATGTCTGGCACGGAAATTGCGACGACGAGCAGGATTGTCACGCTTGATTTCCATATTGGGATCACCAAAATTTACCTTAACAACATTTCCCTTGTCATTTTTTACAAATACTTTGTATTTTTTAACATCACCGCGCATGATCTTATTGAGTTTGACTTTCTTTTTAGAGTCTTCGTATATCTCAATAGATTTGCCATCTTCATTTAATTCAGCACTCAAAACATTATCAAGCAAGCCAATTACGTCAGACTCTTCAACAATATTAATTATTTCACAGTTATTTTCATCAATCATATTGATGCTTAATTTTCCTTCATTTAACTCTAAGGAATTTATATTAAACATTTTTCCAGATTCAAGAATGATTAAATCACCGGGAATTAAGTTTTTGGCTTCGATAGCCTGACATGTGATTGAAAAAAGCATGTTTCCATTATCAATTGTTAAAGACTCGCCCAATAATTTTCTTGAAGGACTAGACTTGGTGAGCACTTTCTCGGTAATGTACTTTACATGCTTAGAAATCATTTCCAGCTATCTTTCTTCTGAGTCTCGCCTTTTTTGTGTCCATTATCCGAGCGATTGCTGGATTTATCACGAACACGTAAATTATTTAGGCCCTTTGAACCACCGCTGCGCAGGGGACGTTTATGGTCGATGTCTTTGCCATCTCCCTTTTTAACTTTTCCCTTTTTCTTCATCAACTCTCTGGCAATAGTTCTTGCAGAACGTTCTTTTCTTTGTTTAGCTTTGCCGTGATAATTCTTGTATTCTTTTTTATAATCTCTCTCATATTCTTCTTGAACCAGATCTTCTATTAAATCTGCATACAAGAAAGGATCTTCATTTACACGTTTGATCATGATTTCATATATTGATTGGACGTTTATCATGTGCGATTCAACATTTTCATTCAATAGATTTACAGGATCAGATAGGATCGATGCTTCTGAATCAGTAATTAAATTTGTTTTGAGAAGTTTGGAAATTACAAAGTTATTTGAAAATGATTCAATTAATAAATCGTTGAGTACAATTGCTGCTTCGGAAAGACTATCCTCGTTTGTAATATTTTCCCCACGCATTACAGGAATCTTTGTAGTTTTACCGTTTATTGTTACATAGTTGAACTGAACAGCATTTAGGTCTTTGGGTTTGAATCCGGGTAGCAGACTTGCATTCAGCATGAAATCATTATTCTTTATGATATAATCAACCATAATATCAATGGGTTCAATACTATCTCTTGCAATTAACAATCCTTCTGTGGGATCTTCTTCTGCCTCAACTAAAGATGTATACTTCTTCATTGTTTCTGCTGCTGCAGGAGTATAATTTACAATATTTGAAGAAGTGATTACATCTTTTGCTGGTTTAATGTCAATTATGGAATCTCTGGAAATTGCATTAAAATAATCATCAGTTAGATTAAAAATTCCATTGGCTGTAATTACATAATTTGGAGCAACATTTGGATCTGTAATATTATCTCCGCGAACTACGGTTTTCAATAGATTGTTGATCACGGCAGTCTTCAATCCACCCTTGGATCCAGTAGACTTCATGAGCTCTTTTGCACCATCTTGCCATGCTTGTTGATAATATGACAAAGATGCAAGTTTATTTAAATTTCCATCTTGATCAATAATCATTCCAATTGTTTTACCATCTGGAGATGTTATTGGAGTATTTTGTAATTGTTGAAGAAGTTCTGGATTTTGTTTGATGATATCCAAATATTGATCGGGAATCAAAGTAGTGGAAAAGTTTTCTTTTCCTTGTTTCATTTTTTGGAACAAGGCAGAAAGTTTTGGATCACCAGCAATTAGTTGAGGATTTGAGAGCGCTTGTGTAAGGGCTTTAGAAACATATCCTCTGAAATTTTTGTTTGATTGATCAAATTGAGTTGTTGATAGGGATATTTCTCCACCAGCAGAAACTTTAAACTTATAGTTTCCACATTCCATGTCAGCTGCACCATCAGCTACTACTGGTTTACCAACAGTCTCAACATTAGTCAAAAGATTTTGCAAGCATTGATCACCAACTTGTGATAGAATCTTCTTAGCAGTAAAGAATGCTGCTCTTGTAAATTCTTTGGATTCTGGAGCAAGAGCCATATAAGTCTGCAACTCTTGGTCGCTGGCTCCTGTTTTTAATTTGGCCAAAAAGATAAAAGCATTTAGAACTTGCTGATTATATGGAGTAGAACTTATATTGCTCAGACCATAAGTTAGAGTAAGTTTTTCATAAGAAAGTTTATCAAAATCATTATTAGCAGCGGGTCTGCGAGTCATCTTGAAGTATTCATTACGTACATCAGGTGGCATACCCATCAATTGTTCCGTAGTCATCTGTGACATGGTTTGGAACATTTGTTCTTTGCTTAATTTTTTAGCCTTGGACTTTTCATCGGCAGTCTTTGGCTTGGCTTCTTCGCGCTCTTTTTCTTCTTCTTTGCTTTTTTTCTTTTCTTTATCTTGATCTTTTTTATTGTCTTTGAGATCACCAAACAATAATTTGGATGCGCGAGTTTGTTCAAAGTTTGGGCTGGCCGAAGCTTGTTGAGCTTCGCCCATGCTTATTCCAGCTTCGCTGACTTTTTCGTGATAGCTAGCGTTAAAGGAATCTTTAAAAATTAATTGTGTAGCGCCACTTTTAGTTTTTACAATGATAATTTCCTTGAGAAGATCCTGTTTTGGCTTCTTTTCTCTTGGAATTTGTTTGGCACGTTCTACGCGCTTTCTGGCAGCATCACGCGACTTAAAGTCTGCACTATTACTTTTAGCACGTTCCATCTTATCAGCACCAGCTGCAACGGAAGAGGCTTCAGTTAATGTATATTTTTCAATAATTTTGGATAGAATGCTTTTAAAGTTCATCTCCAATTATTTAGGCTCTAAAAAATCCTTATACTGCTCCAAAGGATTGTATACCTTTAAATTTTTATAGGTTTTTGACCTGCCTTTTATGAGAGCTTTTAGATTGGAATACCCTAAACCATTTCTTTTGGCAAATTGAGAGATGTTATCTACAAAAATTTGCTCATTGGTGGTGATGTCAACCAATATAGCTGTTTTGGTTACGGGTATCTTTTTAGCCTTTGGTTCTTTAATTTTTTCAAAAGAACCAACGCTATCTTTTACTTCTCTTATTTCGACTGCAGTCCACCCCTTATATGTTTTGCGTTTACCATTCAAGAGTTCACAAATTTTTACGGCAGTCATACCATTAGATTTGGCAAACTCTGACATATTTTCAAAGAATACTTTTTCTCCCGAATCAACCCGTTTTAACCAATATCCATTCTTTTCTTTAACAGCACTAGTCCAATTCCAATATTTACCAATTAAAGTAAAAAAACCACCATGCTGTTGTATAAACTGCTGGCGGTGTAATGCTGACTTAGAATTGTCATTCATTTGAGTCCATAATTTGGACCCCTTGCGGTTTACAGTTTTTTCTAAAGTAGGTTCTTCATAAAAGGCCATTGTTGTATTCCTTAATAAGAGACTTCAATGCCTTGACATGCGTAATCGGTTTTCCTTGGAATACTTGACGCAGGCCATCTTCGCAGGCAATCAAGATAGCAAAATTATCTACAATAATTCCAGTTCTTTCTTGAAACATTAAAGCATATGCACAAGCCTGTGCAAAATAATTGTCAATGTCACTTGCTCTTTTTTGTTTGGTGCTGGCTTTAAAATCTATGATGGATAACTTCCCATCATATTCGGCAATGCAATCTGTTCTGCCAGCCAATCCCAAGGTCTTTGACCATAGAGGAGTTTCTAATGCAACGATATTATCTATTTTGTCTATTTCAGGCCGTAATATAGAAAACAAAGATTTTAAATTTGAATGAAGATTGTCATAATCTAGATCTTCATTTTTTAAATATTGTTCTATTACAGAATGAAATTTAGTTCCACGAGACGTTACTCGTTTGCTTTCTTCTGGATTCTTTGCGCGCCACTGTGCAAAGAACTGTTGTTTTTTAAATCCAACAACAGTAGTTACAGATGGAAAGATTCCGTCTGGAGTTTCATATAATCTTTTCCCGTCTGAACTAGCTTCTTTAAGTTGACCGTCAAATGTTATTGGTTTGTGTACAAATGTTTTATTAATAATATGCATAAAAAATATTCAATATAATACCACAGATATTGTCATATGCAATTATTTAACGCATAACTTGACGCGATGCATATTGACCAATACTTTCTCTACCAAGATTCAATCCAATATTGGTTGCAGTTCCTTGTGACTTGAACAAATCTACAGTTGAAGGAGTATTGCCACCAAGACCGGGGAAAATATTTGGTAATTTAAAATCTCTTTTAGGTTTTTTAGGTTTAGGTTCAGGACGTGGTTCTGGTCTAGGTTCAGGACGTGGTTCTGGTCTAGGTTCAGGACGTGGTTCTGGTCTAGGTTCGGGTCTAGGTTCAGGACGTGGTTCTGGTCTAGGTTCGGGTCTAGGTTCAGGACGTGGTTCTGGTCTAATTAGTGGTTTTGGCTCTACATCAGGATGTGGCTTTGGGAATGTTAAAGGATTTGGCTCTACATCAGGATGTGGCTTTGGGAATGTTAAAGGATTTGGCTCTACATCAGGATGTGGCTTTGGGAATGTTAAAGGATTTGGCTCTACATCAGGAGTTTTTGGAGGTGTTAATGGATTATACTCAGGATACTCTAATGGCTCTACATCAGGAGTTTTTGGCTTTGGAGCCCATAGTGGGTGGTTAGGATCATATTGAGGTTTTGGAGTGGTGGGTACAGGCTCCTGATCAGGTTTTGGTCTTGGAGTTCTGGGTACAGGTTTTTGTTCCGGTATTTCTTCTTCTTCCGGTGGTTTCTCTGGTTTTGGTTCTTCCGGTGGTTTCTCTGGTTTTGGTTCCTCAGGCTTTGGAGTTCTGGGTACAGGTTTTTGTTCCGGTATTTCTTCTTCTTCCGGTGGTTTCTCTGGTTTTGGTTCTTCCGGTGGTTTCTCAGGCTTTGGCTTTGGAGTTGATGGTGGTGCTTCTGGTGGAGCTGGTGGTGGTTCAGCAGGAGGTGTATGTACCGGTGGTGCTTCTGGTTGAGCTGGTGGAGCTACCGGTGGTTTTTCAGGTGGCGTAAAAGGAAGTGGTGCAGGTGGTTCTGGTAATTGACCCGGTGGCACTTCTTCTGGAACTATTCTTGGATATTGTGGTTGTTCTGGTTTTGGTTGTGTTGGTTTTGGTAATGGAATTGGTTCGGCAAATCTTGCTGCCGGAGTTTGGGCTTTTGGTAAAGCACTGGAAGAAACTTCTCCTGCGATTCTTGTGGCTGTTTCTCTTGCTGCACGTTCTGCTGCTTGTTGGGCCGCGCGTTCTAGTGCTATTTCAGCTGCTCTTCTCCAAAGAAAATTTACGCCTAAATCTACAACTTCTTTAGCCACAACACTGGCCAAACCTTCAAACAATGAAGTATAGACATCTTCTGTTTTTATACCTTTAAGTTTATTTTCGTATCTTTGCTCTAGAATTGAAAAAATTAAAGGATTGGTTTTTTTTATATTATGCCCCATTACTTTGTCCCTGTAACTCTTTTGCTCTGTTTGCAATCCATTGAGCGCGTTCTTTTGCCTTTTGTTTTTCTTCTTCATCCGCAGCTGCATTTCTAGCAAGAATAACAGGATCTCCACCTGCAACTCCTTTTGGTTTTTCATTCAAATCAGAAGTTCCAGCACCTGTAGCATTTCCGGCTATCCAATTAAATGGAGATCTTGCTGCATAATAAAGTCCTTTACCAAGTGCGTCCGATACAGTTGCACGCTTTCCTTCTCCTTGGAATGGAAGTTCTAAATCCGAAATGGCCTCACCAGCTTTATAACCAGCTAGTGCTGCTACACCCAATCCCGCACCTTGCAACGCTGCACCTCCAATAGCACCTGCTGTTGGTAAAGCACCACCAAGAATAGATGTAACTGCAACATCTCCTGCGGCACCTGCACCCCATGAACCTGCTTGACGAACCCATTCATTTTCAATACCTGCAGCCTCCAATGCTTTATCTGCTCCATATGCGGCTCCAAGACCACCTGCAAAACCACCAAATCCTCTTGGTGTAAAAATAGTTTTGGCTGTATCTTTTATTTCTCTGCCAAGAGCATTGGGATAATTCTTTACAGGAGTTGGGAACTGTCCTTTTACAAATGTGGTAAATTTATTTGGACCAGCAGGTTTTTTTGCTTTTACTTCAGAAGCTGGTTTGACTGGTTCGCCCTCAGCGGCCCTTGCTTCGGCTTCTGCGGCGCTACGCGAGGCACGTTGATCTGCTCTACGTCGTGCTTCTGCATTCCTTTCAGCGTCGGGGTCTCTTCTCGGAGGTGGTGTTGGTCCACTATTAGGTGCCTTTGGTGTTTCTGTTTTTGATGCAGATGAAGGTTCTGCCTTTGGTGTTTCTGTTTTTGGTGCAGATGAAGAATTGCTTGATGCACCTTTTGCATCAAATTTACCAGCTTTTCTTGATCTTTCTAAAATTTCCATAGATTCATTGTCTAAACCGCTATCTTTTAGCCATTCAGTAAATTGAGCATCATTAACATTTTTAAATTTATTATATAATTTTTCTAATCTTATTTCTCTCGCCCCCCAAGTTTCAGAAGATTCTCCAGCATCTGCAGCTCTAGAATCATTTCTTGCTTCAGTTATAATTTTTAATTGATACTGAAGAAATTCATAACGCTCTTGAAGTTGCTCGGCTTTAAATATATAATGGTTTGTTAGATAATCCATGGATTGCTCTTTTATCTTGACATTAAAGCTTGTCTAGCTTTTTTCTGTGCTTCTGTTTCTTCTGGGGTATTGTTGGCTGCTGGTGCTGGCCCCAATCCTAAAGTTTCTCTTACACTAGGTACTGCACCAGACGCAGGAGCTGGAGTTGGTGCAGGTTTTGCTGTACTTTGTGGTGCGGGTGTGGGTGCCTTTGCGGGAGTTGCGGGGGCGCCACCACCTAGACCTAAAGTTGCTCTTGCTCCTTGAACTCCGGGAGTTGTAGTTTGGGCGGGAGCAGATCCCGAACCTAAACCTAAAGTTGCTCTTGCCCCCTGTACACCGGGAGACGATGCTTGTTCTGGAGCAGAAGATGCACCCATCCCCAAAGTTTGTCTTACCTTATCATTTACTTGACTACCAGTTTGTGCTGGGGTTGATGGAGTACCATCAGAAATTTTTAAAGAAAGTGAAGACTCTTGTCCTGCAGGAGCAGGTGCCTTACCGGGAGGTGTTGTTTTTCCGGGAGTTGCTGGTGCTGGTGTAGATGATGGTTGACTAATTGCACCGGGGCTTACAGATTTTCCTGTGCCTTGACCAGCAGGAGCACCGTCTCCACGCTCTGAATAAGGCATTGGGCCTTTTGGAGCATTTGCATTACGTTCTTCTGGAGTTGAGCCTGCACGTTCAGAATAAGGCATTGGTGCTTTACCACTTTTTTCTTTTGCTTCTCTTGCGGCCAGTTCTTCTCTACTTCGAGCATTTCCTGCTCTTCTTATCATATCATCAACTACATCTCTATCTTTTTTTGCTTGTGCGGCTTTTTCTTCTGGTGTTCTACGTCTTCTTGCAAGTTCTCTTTCTTCTTGACCACGAATTTCTTCATCGGTAAGTCGATTGGTACCTTCACCTCTGGCACGTCTTGCTGCTCGCACTAAACCTCTGGGATCTGCAGCATCACCTTTTGATCTAAGGTATGCTAAATTTTCTTCGCCACTTTGACGTTCTGTTTTGATATCACGTTCACGTTTTGCAATACGAGCTTTTACTCGTGCTTCAAGTTCAGCATCCACTGCTTTGGGTGCAGGTGTGGCTGCTCTTTCTCTATCTACGGTAGTTTGTGTTTTATTATCTTGTTGATCTTCTCGTGTTGGCTCATCTTGATCAGATGTATCATCAGGTTGTGTATCTGGTGCTTCTGGGGCAGGAGCTGGTGCTTGTTGTGTATTTTTTGCACTTTGGGGGACTGGGCTGTATTCTCCACCAGTTTCTGGATTTATTTTTGTTTGTCCAGATTGAACTCTGGCTTCTTTTTCCATTTGTTGTTGAACAGCCTGTTTTCTTTGAAATGCACCTTGAAGATCTCTAGTAGCTTTCTGTTCTGGAGTTAAAGGAACACCGGGTTGAATATCTTGTTGTGAAATTTGATATTCAAGTTCATCATTGGTGGCATTGGGAGACATTCCAGAAATTCTAGAATATTTTTCTATGTCGGCATTAACTTCATCAAACACACCTTCTTTAATTACTTTAAAAGGATTGGATGCAATATTTTTAGTAAATGCTTTGCAATTAGGAGTTCCATTAGCGCTTATAGTTTCCATGGAACTAATTGCTTGACGAATGATGTTTGGTGAGTTAATATTTGGATTAAACGAGGATTGTTTGTATATGTTGTTTTGTTCTAAAACATTTTTTACACTAGAGATGACATCTGGTTTCTGTGGCTTTGGAGCTGCAGGAACGTTATTTTTGCTCATGAAGTTTTTAACTTCCCAATAAAATTGTCTATTTTGTTTATTATCCATGGCTATGAAATATTTAGATTTACATAAATACTTAAAGAATATGAAGAAACAGGTACTCTTGCTCAATCAAGATAATACCCCTCTGAATATTATTACCATTAATAAAGCTTATAAACTCTTAAGTAGAGACAAAGTTTGGGGTGATGACTCAAACGAATGTTATGAAGTTATGTCCATTTCTAAGGTAGTTAAAATTCCAAAAGTTTTAATTTTAAAATATTATGTAAAATTGCCTTACAGGAAAGCAGCACCATCTAGGCAAAATATTTTGCGTAGAGATCAATATTGCTGTCAGTACTGCAATATCGAATTGACAGATAAAGATGCTACCGTAGACCACGTTACCCCCAAATCAAAAGGTGGATCTTCTTCTTGGGTCAATATGGTGGCCGCATGCAGAGATTGCAATCTTGCAAAGGGAAACAGGACACCCAAAGAAGCAAAAATGGATTTAAAATCCAAACCAAAAGAACCTTCCTATGGCTTCTTGTTTGAAAACATGCTAATTACTTTTAGAAAGAAAAAAGATGCCTAATTATGCCTTTAAGTGTGAGAAGTGTGAACATACATTTGATGAAATGTTATCTCTAAATGATAGAGATGCCCCAATCAAGAAACCTTGCCCAAATTGCAAGAAAAAGAAAATTGTAAGAGACTGGCAAGCCAGCAGTCCTTCTTTAGCAATGGATGCAACATTAAACCCACAAAAAGTTGTAGGAAGTCAATTTAAGGAAGTTATTGATAAAATTAAAAACAGCGGTCAAGTACCAAAAAGATTACATGCCAAACTTGACGCTAGCGCAAATATGAATGCTGGACGTATTGTTCGTTAAATTTTTGATTGAATCAAAGATTTAAGAATATAGAAACTGTCAACGACATCCGTGACAGGATTGCTCAAAGTTTTCTGGCCAAAGACCGATATAAGATCGGTCTTTGTCTCTTTTAGGAAGGCATCGTACATTGCCTGTTTATCAGCATTACCTTTGCCTGTGGCGAGTTTCTTGACGCGGGATGGCTCTACGACGGTCACGGGAACCGCGAGCTTGTGGAGCTTATATTTAAGAATACCGCAGTTTTCGGCAAGATTAAAAATTTTGCCTTGGGCTCCATAGGCATATCCTTCTATAGCAACATCAGCTGCACCTACGCATAAATTTGTAGCCCATTCTGAAATGGTATCGAATCTTTCTGTGTCATATGCATATTCTTCAAAACCTTCACCATTAATATTTGGTGCAATTTTTGTTGCATATTTTTTAGTATTTGTTAGAAAGTAGAAAGAACAGTTCTCAAAACAAAAATCTCTCTTTTCATCGAAAAGACAGATTGCTGGGCTGGTGATTGAGTAATCAATTCCTACTAACATGTGGAACACATATATATTTATACCGTGGCCAGAAACGGTGGTTCCTTAGTAATCCGATGAGTTGTTCTTAGACATTCCTCAAAAAGAATACGTGGAAACCCCACCGTCTCTGACCAAAAATATTTATAGAAAAATCCTCCCCACAAAGGGAGGATTTTTTTAATTTTATTGAGAATCTATTTTTTATTTAATAAACTCTACGACCTATTGATTTGCTAACTTCTTGTGGCATACCGAACAAAGCTCTACCAGCATTAGCAAATGCATTACCAAGTTCTCCGAAGAGACCGGGCTTTTCAGGAGCAGCTGGTTTATCTGATTTTGGCATCATTGAAGATTGATAAGAAATTTGATTTTGTTCACCTTTATCTGCTGGATCATTAACTCCCCATTCTCCATCGGCTAAATCACCAATTCTTTCACTCACGCCAGCTGGTATATTTGTTACAATATCTTTTGCATAAGATAAATTATCACCTATTGTTTCCCAGAATCCCGGTACTCTTGGTTGTTTGACTGGTGGTTTTTTAGTTGGTGTTGCGCCAACTTCCATTTCCAATTGTTTTTTAGCCCATTCTTTTCTTCTTTCATCAGTCATATCTGATGGGTCTAATTGTACTTTTCCAAGTCCGGGGTTTACTGTTGGTTTATCAATAAAACCAGTAGCTTTAAAAGTAGAAACTAAAGGATCTTTTGTTGCTTGTACTGGTTTTCTTTCTGCACCAGAACTAGCAGATGATGGGGCACTGCCTTTATCATTACTCTTATTATACATTTGATCTAAGAGACCTTTGGTAGCACTAAGTACATCAAATTTTGGTTCTTCTCTAGGAGGAAGAACACCGGGTTCGCCATAGTGGCGCATAGGATCCGATGACTTGGCTGGAGTTCCGCTGCTTCCTCTGTCACCTGCAAACGAGGAAGGAAGTTTTGCAGGAGCAGTGGCGTTTGATAACCAAGAATCATCACCAGTATAAACTTGACTTGCATCAAATTTTGGTTGGCTTGGTTGTGCTTTTTGGGTTTGCGCAGGGGCTGCTTGTTGTGGTTGTCTTGCTGCTTGTTGTGGTTGTCTTGCTGCTTGTTGTGGTTGTCTTGCTGCAGTTCTTGGGTCTTCTCTAACTGGTGTTGAACTACGGCGAGTCAATTCAGCCTGTGCATCTCTATATTCTTGAGATTGTTTGTCATCGGAAACTTCAGCACCAAAGAGACCAGTTCTCCTGTATTGTTTCATTTGATCACGTAATTGCTGATCACTAAAAGTTTGTTGGCCTTTACCGCTACCACTGAAGGTGGACGCGGGAGCATCTTCGTGCAATCTGGCTAATTTTGTTTCAAGAATATGAATTTGTTCGGACAATACTTGAGCTTTATTTTTATAAAAATTTGTTAAATAATCCATGAAATGATTCCTCAATTTATTTATATTAAAAAAAATTCCACCCTTGTGGGGTGGAATTTTTTATTTTACTTTGTATTTGTCTAAAATTTCTTTATCATGCAATTCACCATGACAATTGGCACATAGTAATATACATTTATCAAGTTCATCTTTGACTTTTTGCCAAGATATAGCAAACATTTTGTTAGAATTTATTCCAAATTCTTTTTTGCTTGGATCTATGTGATGAAATGTCAATGATCTATTACATTTGCAATATCCACATGTATGACATTTTCCACCTTTATATTCAACAGCTTTGTCTTTTAATCTATTTCTTCTTACAGTTACCAAACATCCTATACAATAATTTTTATTATGTATTTTATTGTGTTTATTTGGTTTTACTTCTTTTGAACATCTTTTGCATAAATTTTGCATAACTCCCCGAACTGGATTCGAACCAGTAACCATTCGCTTAACAGGCGAAAGCTCTACCGTTGAGCTATCGGAGATTAAGTAATCAGACTATCTGACATCCACCTGCGCTGCAGGCAAACTCCTTTGCGGATTCAGTATTGTCTTCTGCCTCGTATTTAGATAGATCCTTAAAATTAACTTTAACCTTAGGATGTGCTGAATAGGTTGCAGAATCAATCTGCTCAAAGGGTGCCTGAGCATAGGTGTGACTGTCACCACCGGGAAGGAACGAGATGCCTGTTGCGACATCAAAGTTTTCCCAGAGCCAGTTACCGACTTCAAGGAATTCAGAGTCCCTGTAGTTGACAGTGATTGATGGCTTATGATGGCAGAAATGCTCTTGATAAGTTTTCCACAGATCAAGATGGTCAAGTGCGCGAAGTTCCTCAGTGGTCATGGTTCCCTTTGGAGCTTTCATCGCAAACGTAAAGACGGCAGTAGAAGTTGGGTTGATGACATCATCCTCACACGGGACGCCTTGATCCTTCAT